CATACCCGATACGAGAATAATCCCCGATAATGACTCCAGGTCCAATCTCTGAGAATGTTCCAATGTTGACATTTTCACCAATCACCGCCGTAGGGTGAATATTACATGGTTGATATATACGGCACATCTTGCTCCGCATTATCTTGTAATAGTCCCGTGACAATAGACGCAAGCCGGTTCGCATTTCCGGTTCCGTGATTTTTCTTGACAAATTCCCGGTATTCGTCAGGATCATAACTCCCCTCTGTTATCTGTTTTTTAGCCTCCTTGATGCTGTCCCAAACATATTCCCCGAAAATATCTTTAGACCCAATCCAGTTATGGACAATAGGTTTTAACCCCATACTCATAGCTTCAAGCACATTCATCGGGCATCCTTCCCGATAAGAAGTAGAAAGGATATAGGTTTTGTCCTGAAGGAATCCCTTGATATCATCCACATGACCATGAAAGTTTACCCGATATTCAAGCATATTATTTTGATCTAAAAAATTCTGCAAATACCAAAGGAGTGACTCATCTTGATTAGCACCAGCAACATCCAAGGTGTAATCTTCGGGCAAAGCCTTCATAACTTGCAAAGCCAATGGAAAGTTTTTAACTGCATTGATCCTGCCGACCATTGCTATCTTCTTATTCTGTACAGGGTTATCCCGCATAAGCCATTCATCAGTATCCATCCAATTCAAAACAAGATATTGTGGTACTTTCCTCAATCCAGGCCATTTGGCGTTAGCAATATCCTGAACGTGCTTAGCACAAAAGAAAACCCCTTTTATCTTATCCCAATTAATAAACCGGGGAAGATCGGTAAAAACCTCATAATGACGGATATAAGTAAAAATCGGTACCCTTGGCAAATGTTCTTGGCAGTTAATCACAAACTCATTAGCCCACATGGAAAAGATAATATCCGGTACTTGTGTCTTCCCTTCACCGGAACACCATTCAGTTTCCCATCCTAAAGACTCGAAAGCCTTAGAAGTGGATTCCTTCCAACGGTTACCCCAAGATGTATAAAGAAGAACCCTCATATAAAGTTCCTGTAAAGATTATCCAATCCACCAATATATTCTTCCATGCAATACTTATTACGCTTCTTGATTATGTTCTCACGGCATTTGAACTGTTCGTCCCACCGTTCCTTCAATTCAGATATTGTCTTGCAGGAAATACCAAATCCTGTTTCCTCCAAGAACTTATCACACTCAGCAGCATTAAAAGATACCGTTGGCAAACAAGCCCCAATATGTTCAAACATCTTATTTGGAATCGCTATGGCCCATTGGGGATGTGCCTTCGTATTCCCCACAACTCCCCAATCATGCGCTCCTATTTCCTTAATCAATCTATCAAAATAAAGAGGTTCGTGCATAATCGCCAAAGGGTTGTAAATTTCTCTCAACTTCTCATTCTTCCGTGGAGTGTAAATATGAAACGCTACTCCCTGTTCCTTTGCTTCTTTAGCCATGTGGGTATAATTAGCGTATTCAAAGAAGTCCCATTCTTCTCCTTCATCCAAAGCCCCTGGAATATCTATCCTTCCTTCATACACCATTCCACCCCACCACTTCTTGAAGTCTATTCTATAAAAGCCCAATGGTACAGCCGAATAGAGAACAATGTTAGGAACGGTAATTTCATATTCTTCATTGACCATGGCTTGATGGGGTTCGCAAACATACACCATGCCGTCAGCCAGTTTGAAGTTGTTCCGTTCGTCAACGCTGATCCTGAATTGCCGGGTGCTGAGTTCTTCCCCCTTGATTCGTCTTGACAACATGGTGTCATGGACATCAAGGATAACCGGCTTGTCAGGGAAGGTTTCTTTGACCGTAGTGACAAAGAAGCTCGGTTCATTGTGAACGTGGAACAAATCAGCATCTGGAAATAATTTGATCGAATCATATAAATGGTTCAAACTCGGATAAACAGTTACCGTTTTAAAAGCCCAATCCGTAAACTGTGAAATCTTCTCTGTAATAAGATGAAGGTCATATCCTTTTTCCTTGATACACAAGGCTTCTTTGACGACACGGATTCAACAATGTCTGGCTATGAACACAACCTTTTTCGGCATAAACTCCTTTCGATGGGGAGGGTGTTACCCCTCCCCGGTTAAAAGTTAGACTAATAAGCCCACTTGGAACTATGGGTGCGCCGATAGTCGAAAAACAAAGCCACCGTACCGGTAGAACAGACATTGGTGCTGGCAAGCACATTGATGTAATCGCCAGCCGCAACATCAATGTCAACCGTTTTAGAAGCGATGCTGTATTGAGCCGCCGTGGTGGAACAAACCAGAGTAGCGGAGCGAGTGGTATTTTTGTAATACCCCAGGGATTGCTCTCCTTTACCCAAAGTGGACATAACCAGAGCACCGATCTTCAACAGTTTAATCGGACCCTTGGGATACCACCGGGTAATAAGATTGCTCTCAGTTTCATTCCAGGTAAAGCCAGCCGCACAATCACCACCAACCTTCTTAGTGGCACCAATGACTTTTCTTTCGATGATCCCAAATCGTTCGGATGAATACCTCATTTATCTATCCTCCATTCCTAAGCCGAATCCCACTTGATGATTCTATCATCCGGGTCAGATTGATAGATAATCTTGAAACCGCCAAGATAATACCAGCCAACAGTCAGAGACCGGCCAAGGTCTTCATCCTCAGCCCTGATCTCTTCAGGGACAACAATAGCCTCCATGACGGCATCCTCGCCGAACACATAGGCTTCACCGGTAATACCAGATCCGGTAGTACCAGTTCCTAAGGTATTGTCCATACTGTAGGTGTCCCGAACAAACCGACACTTGTAATAGTTGCCGACTTCTCCGTTGGTAGGATACTTGGTGTACTGCCATACGGATTCCAAAGACTCATAAACACCCCGAATCGCCGAAACCGTCCCAATGCAGAAATAAGAATCTCCATCATAAGGAGGGGCGTTCAGGAGCATCAACTTGTCTACCATGTTCCTAACATGAAACGAATTCATGGCAGAAGTATTGGTAGTTGCAGCGGCACTATTGCTGGTAAACACCCCGCCACCGGTAGCCGTACCAACATACCGATAAGCACAAGCGTCCATCTGCGTTTCAACAGCAGCATCCAACACTTTGACCATATCATTCTTCAAAGCACGGGTTACAGGAGCTTTAACACCCCATTGAGACAGAGCATCGAGCTTACCCGTGTAAGCCATAGCGTTACCGTATTCAGTAACGGTCAAAGTCCCTTGAGTTACCGTGAAACTGGTCTTGCTGAAAGTGTTGGTTTCAACAAGGGTTCCACCAGCGGTAGCCACATTGCTAACCTTGTCGAAATTGACTGTTGCCGATTTACCTTTACCAAAAGCCTCTTTCACTACAGCAAACTGCCGAAAACGGCAAAGAGGTTGAGCCGCTTCCCTTAACTTCTTGGACAGGGTGGCATTAGCAAAATAACCACCGAGCGAAGAGGTTACCCATTCTTGACCCATCTTATTCCATCCTTTCTATCGTATCCTACCGGATGTAATCCTATCTTGTTGATTCACCCGTGAGGCGATATAACTTTGTGGTGTATCAACGGCATCCGTATTATGCGTCACAACAGTTGACCCGGCTTTAGGGGAAACCACCGGACTTGCCGGTAGCCTTTCCCGTGTTACACCGGGATCACCGCCAAAGAACTTCTTTAAATCGGGTATCCTTGACTTTACCACTTCAGCAGCCTTGTCGATCATTTCTTTAGAAGCACCAATAACATTCCCATGCCGGTTTACTACTTCCTGCACATAGTCTTTGTTCTTGGTCATCTGCTCCAACTGATCCTTGACAAATGGCTCTAAAATGGCAATGTCCTTGTGGGCCGATAGAAAGTACCCCTGACTTTCCTGCTCTGCTCGCTTAATCTGGTTTGCCTTGGCCGCATTAGACAACCGGCCTTCCAATTCCTTGAGGGTGTCCGATTTTGTTTGAGTCACCGCATAATTCACTAAACCAGTAATGAAGTTAAGCGGGTCTCGATAAAATTGGGCCTCAACCTCCTGCGGATCGACTTGTACGGTTTGCTGTGGAGGTGGTGCTTGACGTTGCTGAAGCAAATCCATCATCCGGGCGTTTTGCTCATCCACCATTTTACGGTATTGAGCCGCCTGTTGGGTTGCTTCGTGCATCCGTTTTTCCGCTTCCTTATAAGCACGTTCAGCATCCTCATGCGTTTTGTATTTCAACTCAAAACTTGGAGGAGCAGTCTGCTCAATCGGTTGCGTGTCGACCCGTTGTTCAGGCACTTGAGCCGTGTCCATTTCAGGGGCCACCGTTGCCTGTTGTGGTTCAGAAGTCTCTATGGGTTCCGTAGTTACGGGAGTGTCCATAGTACCTTCCAAAAACTGTGCATACCGTTCTTCCATGCGGTTCATCTGATCCAAATTATGAGGCTTTGAATCTTCAGAACTGACTTCAGGCGGTATGTCAAACTCTTTACGGCCCGTGTCCTTGCGGGGGGCATCCATTACTGGCATAAAATCCTCCTTGGTTTCTAAGTTTATTTTAAGAGCCATCTTCCGCTAAATCCGCTTTCAAATAATCCAATGATGCTTGAGTAGAAGCAATATACCGTTGCAACCACTTCACTAAAGCGTATTGCCCTTGAAAGTAAACCGCATCTTCCTTTGGACAAGTCTCAAAAGTTGTCAATATCGTATGCTCCGCATCAAACAGTAAATCATTGAACGCTTCTTTAAATTTGCTTTCTTCATTTAGTATGGCATCACGTTCAGGCGTTTCCATACGTCCTCATATTAGGGTTCATATTGTTATCCATCCCAGGCATTGGCATATTGTTTATCGTCTGCTTATCACCCTGCATCCCCGGCTTTTGAGGGGTGCCTCGCCTCGGCCCCATTCCAGGTCGTTCAGAAGGAGGCCGAGACAAGGCAGGAGAACCGGGTTGAGGAATCCCTGGCAGGGGAGGACCACCAGGGGAAGGAGCACCCGGCTGAGGCATCGGCATTATTTCCATCATCATCTTGAACATCTCAGACTTCTGTAACAATATTTCCATCTGGTCATCAATAAGCAATTCCTTGATATCGTTAAACTGAAACGAATTAAGAATACGATCCAACAAAGTTCTAATCTTGATCCTTTGTAGAAACGGTGGGACTTTTCCGATGATCCCCAAGAAATCAAGATACTTTCTCAATTCTTCCTGCTTTTGGAAATAAGAAGATATACCCCTGACCGTTACCTTGTAATCCGTCTTAATAAACGACACCCGCTGTTCTCTGGGACCGTTGAACGGAGCACCATACTTCGTGGCGATATCCTGCAAAACAGGATCTTCAAAGTCATCCCAGAACTGCAAAGCCAACTGTCTTGACATCTCGATAGAAGGTTCGATTAACTCTTCCTCGATGCAAGATGCAATCCCGGCAAACATGGCGTTGCTTTCACCGGACTTCTGCTGAACTTCCGTAGCCGTAGCCTTACCACCCTGTAATTGAGGATTACCCATCAACAGGTCGGTAACCCCGGTATAATTCTGGTGGCTTCTCCTTAAACTTTCAATCTCGGCCAATGAACCTTGAGGAATATCCGAGAACTGAACTTCCTGAATAACCTGAGCGTTCCCTTTCTTCAAGATAGGCTTACCAGGGCGAAGGGTTCTTAACTGTTCAGGATACCGTAAAAGATCAGGGTCAACCTCAATGATCTTTGCCAGTTTAAAAAGCAAACCGTCCATTGCCATATTCGACATATCATTAATCGTCTTCTGCAATGAACGAACCCCTTCAATCAAAGACCTTCCGTCCTTACGGAAAAGAACCTTGATCGGATCAGCAATAACATAGGGAATTTTACGGTGCCAGAAAGGATTGTCTATATTTTGAATGTTTAAGATATACTGCTTATTCGCCAAGACTACCCGGCAATTCTTCTTAGTAACAACACCATCCCTGTTCAACAAGTCACCCCAAAATTCATAAAGGTGAACTTGCTTGCGGAACATATTCTGTGAATCACTCAAGCCAAGGTCTTTCAGCCTCTTTGTTTCCTGGTCATCACTACCGTAAGAAGACTTTAAATTCTCCACTTGGGCCATATCATAAATGCCCACTTCAGCCAAACGCATTACTTCAGGAAGAGTAGTCGTGCTTTCCTCAATAAAGAATGTCCGGTCCTTATCCCACCAGCACATCTTTGGATTGACTACTGTACCCTGCAACCGGGAACTGTTCTTGGTAACCTTCTCGAAATACGCATCAATCGAAGGTTCAGCGTATCCCTTACTCCAATCCACATTCATATCTTCCCGGTATTGAACTTCTTCTTTCTGAAAAGGTTCCCACCACCATTTGACTACGCAAAGACCCATTATAAATATAGAAAGAAAAGCCTCCTTAAATAAGCCTAAATCTTTAGCCTGTTTCAAATGGTACTGCAAAACTTCCATTTGACCCAAACGCATATTATCGGCTTCACTATTCACAATAACAGACGGAACACCAGGAGGGGCCATAACCCCTTTTCTGACTAGATCAAAATACTTATAATTCTGAACCAATATCCTTTGCATCAGAGAAGCGGCCTTCTCGGCAGCCGGTCCCGATTCATGGATAAACAGTTTACTCTGCCAATCCTTCTTTTTACTGGTATCCTGTATCCCCCGGTATTGGTCCCAAAGTTCATCCCATATCTTGCGAATCTCACCATAAGTGTCTTCCGACTCCTTCTGGCAAGCAAGAATATACTCTTGAATCTCAGCTTCATTCAGGTTAGAACCGGAAACATTCTCTTCCACATTCCCGCTTCCCTTGTCCAATATCTGATCGCCTGAAGCCGCTGAACTCTGGCTCAACCCAGGAGGAACATACATTAGAACACTCCTCTTAACAAAGTCCGTTGCGCCCTCGGATCATGTAAATCAAACCCGATAGGATTCACCGGCCTGTCCAATACATTGTTGCACATGGTACACCGATACCGATGATATACCTTACCATCTTTCTTGGTTACCAATGTGAATTGAAACTCTGGTACACCTATTCTGCATCTATTGCATCTATCAGCCATAAATCACCATGAAAAACTCTGCACAAAGTCATCGCTGACCTGTGCTAAATTAGCGTAACTCATTTGACCGTATCGGCTCTCACTCGTCTTCTCCCCGGCCAGTACCATAAAATTAAACGCCTTCCGGTAATGGTCAGCACCCAACTTGATCCATTGATACCGTATATCCCCGGTTTCTTCATCCTCTACCTTCTTACGGGCCACATTATGACAATGCTTGGCAAACTCCTGAACTACATCACTTTTCTTCGGCAATATCACCTTGCCCATCTGCAACAATCCATGACTCGAATCCATTGCTTGAGACTGATACACCGTAAGTTTGCTCATCGTATCGTCCCACCGTACCGCAGTACTGGCACTCTTAGTATAAAAGCAAGACCAGACCCGATACGGATGCTTCTTGCTCAACTCCCTGGCCCTGTCAGGTTCAGGCATACCATCCATCACCAATGTGGCGTTATACCGATCAAGCATCAACTCCAACCCGCCCCAATCGGTTTCCCCAATATAGATAACCCGGTATATCTCACCATATTCCTTCCGGGCAACTACCACATGATGCTTCACCGGACCAATATCCACCCCTATGCAACATGGCTCCTTGCTGTTGTAATCCATGCCATGCGCCCCGCATAGGCCAAGAACATGAGCAGCATCCAACCTGTTGCTTGCATCTATATACGCTTGCGCCAATCTCGAATTGTAAAAATCGGCAGGAAACTTCGTGTTCTGAAAATCTTCCCATAAGACCTCCAGATTGACATAAGGGGAGTGCAACTGGCATATCCTGAACCCTACAGCCGGTCTCCCGTTATACATCCGGTCAGGGTAATCAGCTACCCATACCGCTGTCTTAGCGGTAAGATCCAACGGCTGCTTGCACTTCCGACATACCCTCTTAACCCCTTCAGCCGTTACACTTAAACAATCAGGAAAGTCCCTTTCAAAACAAGTGTACTTATTGCAATGCTCGCATTTGTAATACCGATACCTCTGATCCGTCAACTGAAACCAGGCATCCACCCCGAAGTCAGGTATGGTCGGAGTACTCAATACCTCAATCTCCTGAAACTCGCTATGATCCAACCTCTTCCTCGCTAAATCAACCATCTCAGGAGGTGCCTCGTCAATCTCATCAAACACCAGCTTATCCGCAGGAGCAGATTTGGCACTAATCGCACTCCTCAACCCACGGAGATACAGCATACACTTCCCAACCCTCTTGATATTGCTGGCATCCGTATCCTTAACAGCATTCTGCAACACAGGGTTCTCACTAATCAACGGAGCAAACCTGGCCTTGCTGAAATCAGTCACATCCCCCTTAGTCGGAAAATAATAAATCAACCCAGTCTTCAGTCTAAATAAACAACTATGAAACGCCTTCAATACCGCCCGTTCACTAAACCCCAACTGCGCCCCCTTCTCAAACACCAGCAAAGGAGCATCCACCGTGTACGGCATATCCAAATACTCATGCCCGTCTAAACTAAACGCCTTCCCAGCACTTGGTAAATATATCTGATTTGCTAAACACCAGCTTACACAGTCCCTCTTTATCAACCCCTCTATCTGTTCCTTGCTCCACTTAGGGGCGTTTGCAGCCGCCTCCTTCTTCTTCGCATACATCTCCTTGATAGCCAAAGACATCTTAGCCTTCTGCTCAGCTGTCCTCGGCCCATGCTTCTTCACTACCCGCTTGGGCTTAGTCCTTACCCTCGGCTCTGGTAATGTGATCCCCCGTATTACTTTAGGCATCTACTATCTCACTATTAAATCTTCCAAAGGTATATTCTCTGAACTATACGGTGGAGTAGTAATCCGCTGTTCAGGGGTCAAATTCATACGGGATGCAGCATCACGGGCTTCAAACTCACCGGCATCTAAAAGATAAAACCCATGCCTAGCCTTTTGATCTGTATAAATAGTATCCATTATCTTCATTTTATTCTTTTGCAATCTTTCTATTTCTTTTAAATACGGAGCAGCTTCCTTCATACTTTCAGCAGCAGAAACTTCTTTATACAACTCTCTTATCTGTTTATTTATCTGATTCTCAAACTTATTATAGGCTTCTTCTCCAGCCATAGCAGGATTTGTACCCCTCGCCAACCCACCTTGTTCTTGAAGAGCGTGTTGGAGTTCGTGGATTGTTGTTTCTTTTAGTTCTTCTCCCGTTTTACCGCTCGCAAATAATCTGCCTGGGATATATCCTCTTGACGGTTCATAATGCCCTTCACCTGTTCCATAAACAGGATCAACCGATAAACCAGCTTTCATCTCTGAAAGCTGTTTATTACCACTTAAAAGATCATCATGTTCAAAAACTTGTTTTAACCTCGGCAATTCACCCATACTTCTCTTGGGATTGTTAATAAAAGAAGACAATTCGGCTTCTTTTATTTTCGCCAAATCATCACTAATCTCAACCCTGGGCTTCTTGTCCCATAATGCGCTGAAAGCATTGCTCCCAGGTTTTATCTCCTCTGGCTTCGCAAATCTAAATAACCCGCTCTCATCAGCAAGCCTCCTTGGTGCCTCCATTACCATATTAGTAGCAACCCTCCCAACACCAGGAGCCATTTTAGCCGCCCCTAACGCCGGTCCTGCCACCCCTACCACATTGCTTATCAAATCAGCTACCCAATCAACCGTCCCCCTGTTCAACCCAAATCCACCCTCTGGCCTCTCCCCTCCAGTTATCTGCCCCATAAGCCGCTGACTCGGACCTATCCCGCTCATCTCCTTACCAGCATCCACCAATACCTGTACTAAATTACCCCAATCCATCTACCACTCTTTCCTGTGCCTGCATCTCTTGCATACCTATACATACCTATACTTGTCCACCCAATCCTGCTCATGCAATCTCAAATGCTCCCCCATTTCCATGTCCTGCACATTGTCCCCACATGAACATGGCATCACTTTCTCACAATCCCACTCAGCTAAACCTACCTCTCCCATTATCGCCTCCCGCTTTTCCGTTTTTTAAGCAAACCTCTAACCCGTTAAAAAAAACATTTTATCTCTCACAAGCATTGTCGGGACCACCCGGCATATCCGTTGTTCCCTTAGTCACCTCGGCCCGGTTATGCTCTGTTGCCGAGAACCTTGCCACTTCTTACTGCGTGGCCCGGAACAGTTTAAAAACTATATCTCTATAGCTATCCCGTTTTGTCTATTACCCCAGCTTCCCTGGGCAATTAGTGCGCCGGGTATCTCAGCGCACTCGTGAGTTTCCGTTACTCTGATTCGATTTTTGTCCCCACTAAAAAAAATGCCTAATCCTTTGTCTGGATTAGGCTTTGTTCCTTGTACCCCTTCTGATGCTGTGAAAGGGTGTTGTATGTTGGAGTTAATATACGAAAGCGATACGGGGGGAATGGGCTGTCTCATCGGGTACCCCTTCTTGTAATCTTCCCACCCACCCATTGTTATCATCCTAAAAATCTCCAGCTAAAACTTTGTATCGATCCCATAATAATTATCCAGTTTACATAATGGTTCTTATCGGCACCTATGCGTTTTGCTTATCTGGTGTAATATCAATAACTTGATCTTTTGGTGTAAGATTAGATGAAGAGGATATTTCCAGTCTGGCCTGGATTACGTTGATCACCTGGGTAGGAACCACCTCGTTGATGGAAGTGGATTGACCACGTACTAGGCGGGCCTTATCGGTTAATATGGCAATATCGGTAACTCCTCGTCTTTCCAACATTTTACTTCTGTGTTCATCATCTATCTTCGTTATTAACCTATACGCCTCTAAATCAAACCAGGCATCCGGTCTTTTATGATAAACGCAAAATTCTTCAATATTAATATCTGGATATCTATTTAATAATATTTTATGAACATTCTGTGGCGTGGTATCAAATATTTTAGCTATCTCGGAATAACTATTGCCAATAGCCTTTAATTCAAGGGCTTTTGAGGCATCAACTGTGGTAGATCCAAGACGCATGGTTTAACACTATGCATATATTGCAAAAAAAGTCAAGAATAATCCATAAACTGACTATTGTTCAAAACTTTGAACAAGCTGTTCAAATATTTGAACATATCATATATATAGTTATAATGTATAGTTACATAATATATAGTATATATTATCAATAATATGGTTCAAAAAATTGAACAAACTGAATATACTATACATATAACCTATTGCAAGAATAGAATATAGCAATATTTAGATAAAGTCAATAAATTTTTATAGCTCCAATGACTCCCGCCACCAAGCCGGGAACAAATTAGGATGTTCCGATATTAATTTATCAATCTGGGCATCAAGGAGGTAAATAGTGCAAGTGTCGGACTCGGAACGGATACCTCTGCCGGACCCTTGGATGATAGTCTGAGCGGCAAGGGACTTATACCAATATGGGCCGATAGGGGAACCATATAGCCGGGAGGATACCATTTTATCGGCTAAAGATTCATAAGGGCATTTGGCCCAAATGACAAATCTGCATTGGTCTTCAGGGAGATTGACCCCCCGTTCCATACTTGGGGATAATAATATCAATGGTTTAGGCGATTGCTGGAAGGATTCTAATACCTCCTGGCGGTTTTGACCATTGTGAACGACTATCCTTGGGGATATTGGTTTTATTAAATCTGCTAGTTTATAAGATACCGAATGTATTAAACCTTTTTCATTTGGATGGAGGGAAATTATATGTTCGATGTTTTGTATTAGCTTAGGGGCTTCAATTTCGATGGTTTTGTGGGTGATATTGGCTACCGGGTGGATGATGATTCTACGGTTTTCAGCGGGGAAGGTCGAGGGGATCTCGATAAAGTCAATGTCCCCTATAGGTATCCCGGTTAGTTCTGAGAGAATCATAGGCGGGGGAAGGGTTGCGGATAGGATTAAGAAGCGGTCTGCATGGCGTAATAGATAGTCCTGGGTAGCCCTCTTAGGCGGGTAAAGTGGTTTGAACTCCCAGGTATTGCCGTATGGCTTTTGGATTTCGTTGAGTATCCAGGTGGAATCAACATGGGCCTTGAATCGTTGGAGGGAAGTGTTCAGGTCATTAAGCTGGCGTAGCTCGTCTAGGGTTTCATCCTCATGGTCCTCAAAGGCATCGTATTGCTTAGCTTCAGCTTCAAGGATCGATATGTATTTTGCTACCGAAGGGAGAGCGGTAGAATCAACCCATTCCTGCCAATCGGCCAAACCGTATTTAGAAGTTTTATACTTGGGCATCTTGATCTTGAGCTTCTTTAATCTGGATTCGGATATTCTCAATGTGATCCAGTTAGACAATATCCCTTCCAATAAATCCCCCTCGTCTAAGACTATCATCGGCTGGTTTGAAAATTTCCCGACGTAATTGCACTCGGCCAGAAGGTAAGCATAGTTTAGAATCTTATAATCAGCCGCTAAACATTTCGCCTTGGCTATCTCATATTTGCAGGCCGGTTTGTCCGGGCATCTCCAGGTCCGACTGTTAGGGCATTTGTCCGAAGTAAGTTTATTTAAATGCACACAAGGATAGTTTGCCTTCCCCTTGAGAATCTTACTCTCAGGAAAATCATGGGCAATCTGGTCTTGGAGGGATTTGCTATGTACGACATATATACCTTCCTTCATCCCGGCAAGAACACTCATCCCGATAAGGCTCTTCCCTGATCCTGTTGGAGCATTGACCACCACCACCCTTTTCTTTGATTTTAGTACCCGCTCGATGGCCTCACTTTGGTATTTTCGGAAGTCTACACCTCGGAAAGTCCGAAAACAGTTTTTTAAGCTCTCAAGGTCTATTTTACCCATTTTATCCCCCCCATACCCCCTATATTATTGTGGGAACACTTTTTTTTCATTTCGGAGGGACCTGGAACCGGGGAACCTATACCTATATATAATAAGGCTATAACCTATTGATATTACTATAAAAACACACACTTTTTTGTTCTTTTTAAGTTATTTGGTGGGTAGGTTATCAGGTTCTTAGTTCTCAAGTTCCAAGTTCCTTGGTTCATAGGTTCTTAGGTTCATAAGTTCTTATGTTCCCAGGAGGTAATGACAAAAATTGTCATATTGGTTTTAGGTGTCTTTTCGATAGGTTATAAGATTGGTATAGGTCTTTTTGGCGGCTCTGGTAAATTAATTCCTTTGTGAACTCTTCTAAAGGTTGCTGAATTTTTATGGGACACGACTCTATAATACCGCTAATTTTGCCTAAAATATCGTCTTCTTCAAGTATTTTCATAGTTACGTTATTCACTAAAATTTTGATCCTTTCTTGGGCCATTTCATAAATTTTTGAATAAGAAAGTTCCTCTTCCATCTCTTTAAAGACTTTATAAAGCTGTTTTTCGTACCCGTTTTGTCCCCCTAAAATATAGAGGTAAAATTGGATCACTGTTCCCCAAATATGGGCATTTCGGTAAACATCGGCGGTCGATTTGAACTTGTCTTTGTTGTGCTGAAAAATGGATTCGTTTATCTGCGTAACGTAGTTGTGCTGCTTAAAACTGATCTTTGTGGAGTTGTTCAGGTTGAGTGGAATCTTGTACGAAGGGATTTCTACACCCCTCAATCTCTCTGCCGCTTCCTTCCCCCATCCTTCAAAACGGTCGTTTAAGGTTAAACTTTGGGCTTCGGTTTGGAATCTTTTCTTCCTGGGCATGGGCTTATACTCCTTTAAGATAGTCTGAATTTTGATTGATATTGAGCTTCTCTTCAATGGTTCCGATGGCCTTCCATATCTCATTATGGACTTCAATATCCATCCCTTCATCTGCCGTGCGGGTTAATAATTCCTCTATACCCTTGAATTGTAGTAGCAAAAATTGGTAATATTCACGTTCTTCATCGGTTAGTTTGTGCATAAATAAACCTCCTTTTATTTAATATTCCTCTTTAGTTTATAATACTTAATCGCATGGTCTAATATAAACCTTTCAAGATCGGATCTATCCCGTGAGAAATATACGTGTAAATTATATCTTATGCGGAAGGAACAGATGGATTGACGCACAGTTTCCGGGGTTAGCTTGGAATAAAGTTGAGGGGACAGGAGGTCCCATTCAGACGCTTCGATGATGAGAGCGGCAAAGTCGTAAGAGGATAATCGGGATAATTTGTCCTGGGTCTTGAGGCGTTCCTTGCCAATGTAGGACATAAAATCGGAGGTCTGTTTACGCTCAATGAAGAACTTATCCTCAAACCCTTGGATACTGTAATCTCCGTTCTGGAGGCACCTGGAGGTTATTGTGAGGCCGCTGGGCGGGCGGCGGAACAGTGGGGCTTGTTCTCGGGTGTCCATGACCAGGATGAAGCCCTCTGGGAAGGTGTAAGGGCGTAGAGGGGTGTTGGGGATAGTCTTGACGGTGAATCTGGACGATGGAGGCATTAATAAACCATAGCCCGATATTGTTACCCTCGGGCTTCGGGGTGTCTAAGTGATTGCTTTACAAATTAAAATACTACTTAGAATATCACCATCCATCCTCATCGGTAGGAGGTTGGGAAGCAGCCGGGGCGGAAGGTTTGGGTGTAGTGGATTGAACTTTGCCCTTACCCTTGTTATCAGCAATCAGCTTACTCCGGTTGTCCGGGTGATAGATGGAAACGATATTAACCCGCTTATCCTTCTCTTCCAGTTTGACAATAAGCATCTTGCCAACGAGCTTCTTGTTCAACCCGGCAATGAAGTCGGGGGCTGAAATTGGGGTATCGGGGTACTTAGCGTCAAAAGCCGATGCGAGTTTGGTATAGGACAGGATATGGGCTAACTGCTTCTCCCCAAAGGCTATGGAGGTTTCTTTAGGTCCGCAGGGAATGAACTGGCTGACCTTCTTCCCTATTGATTCTTCATCCCCTGGTACAACCACCGATTCCAGTTCAAAGGGGATAATCATGGACTGGTTGCCGGTCTTCTCATTAGAATACATCTTGATCCCCTCAGCAACTATGGCTGTGTAAATACCAGGGATCGGGACATCATACCCTCCCATGTTGAGTTCTTTTTCTTCGGTCTCGAATCGTGACATACGGTAATACTCCTTTCTTTTGTTTGGATGATTAGATTAGATAATAGATAATATCGGTTTGGCTTCCTCCCTTTATCACACCTCCTTTATCTTTAGTAACTTCATAATATTAAGCGGTCCACGCAGGGTTTTATTGCTTGGCCTGGGTCCGGTCCACTTGCATAGGAAATCGTTTGATGGACTCTCAAATGATACCATTGGAGGGTAGACTATAGCTGGATTACCGGATTCGTCCACCTTGGAACGGGACTCCACCAGACCGATAATATCAAGGAATCCTGGTAATACAAGGGGAAATTCTTTACCCTTGAGGGCTGGTCCGGCGGATAATTCCCGGTCCCATTTGGGGTTTTCGACCAGCCGGGCTGTGACTATGACAATCTTACCCGAGAAAGCTAAGGCTTGGAGCATCTTGGTTATCCTTACCATCTGCCCGGATAACCCACCGTAACCTTCAAGGGATAGCTTGGTCTCGGCTATGAGCTTCTTACGCTTGAACTTGTCCTCCAGGGAATCGAATACCTCATCTTCTATTTCATTGGATAGGTCCACGGCCATGAGGTGAGTGTAGGAGTCTAAACAAACGGTGGAATACCTAGTGAAGTTGTCGAGCTTGGATATGGTTTGCTTTAAATCTTCAATGTCATTGTACCGGAATACGTCCATATCCAAATCAGGCCTGTTAGCGGCATCAATGTTAGATTGAAGGTCTCTCAGTTCCGCAGCGATATAGGCTATCGGGTTAGGTGCGGATTGAATGATGGATGTGGTCTTGCCTTTGCCGGAATCACCGTAGAGCATGATGAACTTGCCTTTGGATAACTGGTCTTTTGATAAGATGTTCATTTGGTTTCCTCCCTTTTTATTCCTTTCTTTTCTTTGGTTTGATATAGTTCTTCCGATACTACCCCCGTGGTGCAGATAGGTAAAAACCAACATGGGGATAGGTTATAGCAGGACCGTTTATTCTTCCAGAACCGATCACGTTTCATGGCATCGTGCATATCTTCGATTTGATAACGGTAAAAGTTGATGAGTTCAGGGTAGTTAAACTCGGAACGGTAATACCGCCGACCAAAGGTATGGGTCTTTTTATCGTAGCCTAGAAAGTAGTGAGATGGCCGGTAAACAATATCACGGTAAACCCGTTCTTCTAACTCGATTAATGTTTCAGATTCAAATTGCTTGGAGGATGAAGGTGCCGGTAGACGGGTGATTTCGTATGATACATACTCGGCCTTCTCTTCGGCTAATAGATATGTCCCGGCTTGGTCATGGATGTTGAATAGTTTCTCATACCATGACGGATTGCCGGATAGTTTGACCTCAATGATGTAGTCTTCATACCAACGGTCAATATAGCCGATGAATTGGGAATCAAAGTTTGATAAATGGAACTCCCGTTGGCAGATTGCCCCATTGTCCGGGGTCTTATAATCCGAGTTAATTTCAAGGTCTTTGTACGCCCGCATCAGGGCGATTAGAATAGCTGCTTGTCGGTCATCAATGTAAATATCTTCCGGTAGATCGTACCGTTGTCCTAAATGATCATATTGATGAGAAATAAAACGGTCCCATATTTTACCTAGTTTAAGCGGAGAAGGTAGTTGGTCCGGTTTAGGTTCTATCCCCTTGATACGGGATAGCCAGAAAAACCGTCGGCATTTTACCCAATCCTCAATCGCTGAGTAAGATATACGGGGTAATTTGTGGTTACAGGCTTCTATACACCTGAATTGTGTTGGTTTAACACAAAACCCCGGCTCAGTGTCATCTATCGGGCGGATATAAGATACACATGGACTTCGCCCGTTATCTGGTTTGATACGTTGGTCGCATTGCATTGGTTAAGTCCTCCCCTAAATGATATAGATTAATCATATCGCTACCCACCCATTCCAATTCTGTTTAAGGGCCAAATCCAAACATTCCCCGTATCTCGATACCGGGCAATCCAGGTGCAGCTTGCACCGCCTGGGTTCCTCCGTGCCGACGATTCGTGAGCCGCAAGGTGCAGGGATAGCTTCAGACTCATCAACCAGTCCACGGCCCTTGTGTCGCCGATAGAGCGGATCTCCGTGACGCTTTACCCGGAGATAATGTTTGTTGCACATCCCCTCAGATTTAACGGGTTCACCGCATTCCGCCCCGTTTTCCACAACGGGGCATTTGGGGCGATACCTTAAACTTCTTTCATCACCAGACGACCAATGATTATGGGCTTTTTGGGCCTCTTCCTGGGTTGCAAACCATTTCTCAAAGCGAATCCCCCGGATTACAACCACGGCCCGCCAGGGTTTATTGGGACGTTTTTGAGGTCGGTAGAATACTGACATTGTTTTATTCCATTTCCTTTCATGTTATTAATCCCGATAATATCTTTTTCTTAATTCTTTTAATTCTTCATAACCACATTCTTGCCTCATTGCCATATCCCATCGTTCACGAGGAGTATATGGAACTTCCTCACCACAACCAGGACATTTACTTTGATTGTCTAATATCGCACAACCGCAACAAGTTGTGAATAATGTGCTATTTGTCCGTGAAGAAAATTTTACAGATGCCATTTATCCGCACCTCCTCCCATTCCTTAAATAATTTCTCATATAAACAATAATCCAATGGCCAATTTCTACCCTCCTCATCCCCGCCTATTGTGAAAGTAAAAAGTTTAACCTGCAAAATTCACCAAATAATTTTTTTGCTACTAAATCATAGCAACGCGCGGCATCATCTTCTTTTTTAAATGTACCTATTTCTATATACTTACCGTCTTTTTTAATAGCCGCCCTCCAACGATTAGATTTTTTATGAAAATGGACACCCTTATATTTTGAAGTAGTATTTCTCCGAGGAAGTCTATTCATGTGGTTCTGTTGGTGGGTGACAAATCTAAGGTTTGCCTTTCGGTTGTTTAACGGGTTGCCGTCTATGTGGTCAATTTCTAATCCGTTTAAATAACCCAACAAAAAATGGTGCAAATATTGTTTTCTGTCATGGACTGTTCTTGCTGCATAGAATCTCCCCGTAGCTGATAAGAAAGCGTGCCACTTGTTGTTTTTACACCTTTCATAGTCTTCATCATCAATGTAAGCAACCTGACCTTGAGTCAATGACAATTCCATTTTTTATCCTTTCCCGCCTATTTGCCAAAGGCTACCGGGCGGGGTTCGGTGTCTGAGGTTGTTGTTCGCTAGGTTAGATTTTAAAGTGCCGCTTTAGTCTATTCAGGGCATCACTTATTCCACCCCTACTAACTTCTTTATCTGGAACCCAAAACAATACAACCATTTTTTCCGCTTCCTTATAGTTCTCTGGTTCAGATGCTAAAACTGCACTAAATATTTTTTGTGACCATTTCTTTTGTTCAAGAAGTTCTAAATTATAATCCATCTTTTATTTACCTTCCCACCACCGCTTTTCCCTAATCCCGGTCAGCAGGGCCATGAAAACCGTTCCCAGGGCAATGCCAACCATCATCCCTAAAAAGAAATAGAAGTATTCGTTCATCGCCGCACCAATGCGACGATGACATGGATGGCGATATAAAGCCCAATCGAAGCGAGAAACCAACCGGCTATTTTGTTACCGATGGAGGCCTTTTGTTTAGGGGCAACTTCCTGCGGGTTACGGGCCAACTTTGATTCCCGGTCCTGCGCTCTGGCAATCAAACGCACCAAGTCAGACCCATCGATATCCTTTTGATTACCTAATTTTAGAGTCATCATATTTATCCTCCCAATCTTCCGACCATCCGTATCGGAGTGTCCTGGCGTGACGTTCCCAACACCAGTCAAGAAAAGGCTGGATACCATCATCTTTAGCGATATACCGTTTAGCCCACCGAGTGAACGTTTCCTCCTCCATCATGATCTCGTCCTCAAACCTCTCCCGTTCCAGTTCAAGTGCCTCCTTGTGGTCAAGGAGTTGCTGGTACGCCCACTCCAGGTTATACTCTGCTTGTCTCTCGGTCATCTGTTTTCACCTCCCTTATAAGTTCTAAGTCATCATCAAAAAAAAACCGGATCCCCTGTGGCAGCGAAATCCGGTATTCGCCTATAGCCTCTATGCCCTCTACATACCCCCGGCCTTCGGGGGTTAACACTTGGTCTCCTGGTTGGAATTGTTGTTTCATGGCTCACATACTATCTAAGGAAGATTCATAATGCAAACCGAACTACAGGCAGTTATGGACGATTACAGGTGATTTTATGGTTGAATTGGCTTTCTACCTGATTTGTTCGTAGAAAACTTAATTATTTTGATAGGGAGGGGAACCCGGACGCCAGGGATCAACCTGGATTCTGCGGCCTCCGTTGGAGGGCAGGGGCTATTTGCCTACGTCCGGGTCATGGTTAAGTATCATTAAATTATCCTAATGATACTTTTTGGGGTTAAAGTATAATTATTTGCCTTTCTTCCCTGCTTTCTTCTTGTTTGTAGCTTTTCCCCCGGTCACTACTGGACCCATAACTTTCTTAGGTTTGGACCCCTTTTTCTTAGCTGGCATATTGGATTCACCTCCTAACTCGACTCGAATTTTGGCTATCATCAGGCTACAACCTGTAGCCGTTTATCAACTTCAAGACGCACAATGCTCATCATCAATAACCACACTGGTTTGCACAGGAGGCTTCACAGGAGACTCTACAACGAACGATCTCTGGCTACCCTTAGTGTTATCCTTCCCCAAAAGATGATGCAAAGACTGATTGCTCAATATGACCATAGCCCGATTGATAATTTCAAGGGTGTAGCCGTTTTGATTGCAAAATTCTCGAAGTTTAAGGGCCACAGGGGCCGCAGATTTAGGCTTGATCATAGTATTAATCTCATTCTGCAATTAGGGTAATCACTATCTTCAGCCAATAATCTTATACTTTCCAATTCTCTCTCATGGGAAAATCCTAAATCTCTTTTATCTAATATATCTCTTAATTTATCGTATGCCTGTGATGGATTTTCGGCTAAAACATAAGCAATCCCCCCAGGGGCAGAAGTAACATTATATTTCATACCTTTACATTCTACTAAAAATAATTTCATCTCTCCTCCGGTTGTTCCAGCCTGCAAATATCGCAGGTCCAGACCCCATTAATCAGATTCATAGGATATCCGCAGTAATAGCATAGTGGGTTCATCCCCATTGCCCTGCCATAGCGTCAGCTATGCCTTGGAATGTTCTGCTTCTTTCTTTCCATCTATTATTCGAGGGTGACATTTTATGTATTCTGTTTTCACGACCATCAACTATATTTGTTGGTTCGAGTAAAGGTAGATTTTTCAACCAAAGACAAGTTGCTTTTGTTTCCCCATGCCCAAATTGCCACGGTTGAATAATTTGGTCAGGTTTACGATAAAAACTAGACATTATGCTTACTGGATTTTCTATGGCTATTTTTTCTATTTTAGACTTTACCAACTTCATAAAAAAATCTATACCTTGTTTCATCCTGCCATCTGTTCTTTTCTGGCTGAACCATCTTGCCCCGCTTACAGCTAAATGAGTACATGGTGGATGAGCTATCATTAAATCCCATCCGTCATTTAATATCTTGGTTACATCCCCTTGTATATGATTTCCCGGTATTTCTGTAGGTAAAATATCACAACTCCAAGCGTCATGTCCTTTTGCTTTGAAAGCATCACGGACTATCCCGCTAAATTCACAGGCTACTAAAACTTTCATAGCGTATAATCCCAATCCTCTCCAGGGAAGAAAAAACGGTCACAAACCAAACAGCGGTGGAGGTTTGTCTCTTCGTCCTCCACAATAACATCGTCTGAACCGCAAATTGGACAGCGGATTTCAGGCATTATCCTTTGCCTTATCCAGTGCTTTCCTTAGTAATTCGGGAAACTTCCTGGCTAATTGCAGGAGGAAGGCTGATTTTTCTAAAGCTGTGGATTGATTCCAGACTTGAATAATCGTCATCCATAAAGGCCCTCCAATTTTATTAAATACAGGTGTGCTTTTCCACACCCCTCATAGAATTATCCATGTATGGGCCGCTGTCCGGGGCCTTGTAAATGTGGTTGCACTCAGGGCAGGAAATCATCGCCACGAGTCTATCCCCTTCCTTCCTGAATTTGATCACGCATAGACCCCCCTATTATCCAACAGTAGACGGTAATTCATAATGACCCGGATCTCTCTTTTTCTTCGGCCAGAAATATCCGCACTCCAAACCGATTCCCCGGCCTATCTCAGCGAGTTTTTTATATTTGGGAGATTCCCATACTACTTCATCTTGTTCATCAATAAAAAATACATCCCATGCTTCACCTTTTAAATGTCTTGAATCTCGAGTCCACGTGACTATATTCCCCGGCCTACTGCGTCCCTGTTCGTATAACCAATCTTGATATTCCTGATCCCTAAGTGTTTGGCAAACCTTCCAATCGATCCCCCATACCAAATCAGCATCGTAGGCATGGGCATGGAATCGGTGGAACCACGATTGGGCCTCCGGTGTTAGATCAGAGATGAGGCGGGAGTTAATCATCTACACACCCCGTTCCGCCTTCAATCTGGCGTTTTCCTTTTCCAACACTTCCACCCTAGCGATAAGCTCCTTCTTTTCCTTCTGCAACTGCTCAATTTGAAGGGTCATCAAAGTTTGGCAGGAGGTTGTTTCCTCCGCCTTTATCTTGAGTTCCTCAACGTCGATTCTCAGTTCGAGGCACTCCGCTTGCCACCGTTTTGCCTCCTCCTGCATACGACAGACCTGTGAAGCCGCAGCATCCTCGATAATTTTAGCCGCTTCCGCACGACCCTTCTTGCGGGTTGAAAACGCAACAATAATACCGGCTATGCCGGACCCCCCGGCAAATAGAGACAGCACCGTTAGAAAAGTGGAGGAATCAATGGTCATTTCTGCGTCCAATACGAATGATATTTGACAGCTTGGTAGAAAGCAAAATGAATAATGCGGGCCTCACTAAATAAAGGGTTATCTCTTGCGGTGTTAGAATGTCCTTCCAGTAGGTGTCAACGAGCAAAATGGTATAAATGATAAATACCCATAAACCGGCCAAGGCATTTATCGCCATCATCCATTTGTCCAGCTTCCTGCCTTTAAAGAATAAAAAAGTGGAGTAGGAAACAATCGCAAAAGCCATTAATAAGTTCATCCACGCAATCATGTGAAATCCACCACTTTGAACGAGCATATCATTGTTTCTCTTTCTTATTCTTCCATTGCCAAAAAAGCTCTCTGATCACCTGGATCCAATATCCCAATCCATGCGCTCTACAAGGCCAACTTATTTCACAATAGGATTTCAAGCCTCGGCTCGGATTCAGAAGTCTCAAAAATAATAACAGATAAGTCTTTCCAAAACGCCCCAGGGTTCCAGTAGTCGTCTTTAATCCCTCGAACATGGGTATGACCGAAAACAGCCTTCTTTGTGCCGTCCTTCTCGAACGCTTCGTAGGCCGCCGTGTTGTCCCGGTGCGTACCTGAAATCTGCTCGATCTTTCGTTCAAGGCACTTCCACCGGCGGTTTGTCTTGCGGTTCAGGTAAAGCAACTGGCCCAGGAGTAACCATTCCTGAGCCGAAACATGGAACAGTCGGTGTCCATGCTCGATGTCATAACCGTTGATGTCCAGATGCTCTACACACTCCCCAGGGGCCACGGTGCGGAGGCGTTCAAGCGAGACCTCGTGGTTGCCGAGGACGAAAATGTCATCCTGCTCATACTTAGCCAAGTACCACCAAGCATCCTTAATGCGGTCTATATCTGCCCGGAGCGTATCAAAGGTGTCTCCGATGTGTACCCATGTTCCCGGATGCGTGTGCCGATACGATTCGTACACATCGCAAACCCGACCCAACACAGTCATGCGGGAAAAGAAATCGTCCGGTTCACCGTCAAGGCGGTGTTCGTCTCCGATGATGTAAATAGGGTAATTCATTTATTACAACGTAACCTGTTCCTGCGTGAACCAAGTACGGATAATGAACGTCACCAACCCCGTTCCCTTTAGAATCTGAGAGGCCCACCAGGGATCAATGAAGTCCAGCATTTTTGGATCGGTCATAAAGCCCATCACCACCGTAATCAGGGCAATCCAATTCAGCTTGCTTTTCCAAAAAGGTTTCATTTTGTTCTCCTTTCATTCATTTCTTGCAATAGCAGCGTTAGCCCAAAAAACAGCTTCTTCTAATTTCGTAAAAGCCAAACTCAATTCTCGGCTATCGGGACAATTCTCGTCTAAGATAGATGCAAAAATCTTAGCACTTGACCGGACCTCGATATACTTTGCAGGTTGGTCGTCTTTCGGCGCATGATAAGTAAATCTTTTAGTCATTTCTTCTTGCGTCATTTTGTTCTCCTTTCAGTTTAAAAAAGTTTTCGTATGTCAGGTTAAAAATATGATACAGCACCTTAACCAACTCGGTATACGGTATGCCGTCCTTGCCCACCTGGATAAGCTGGTGGCCTTCATTCACGTTGTCCAGCAAGTATCGGCCTTCCCCCAGGTATTCCATACTACTTCTTCTTCGGTGTCTCCACGCACGGCTCGCACCCGTCCTCGGCAGTCCCACGAGGGGCAGCAAGAAGGGGACCGATCAAAGGAAGCAGTTCTTTCAGCACCCCGGCAAGATCATCCATCCCGGCCATGAGTGCCTTGTTGTCCGGGCTGTAGGTGTTGCTGTGCTTGCAGGGTCCGGTCTGACGCTCCTTGATGATGTAGTTTGTTGCAGACATCACCTTACCATCCGGGGAAAACTCAATAGTTGCACAGCCTCCCGCCACCAGGCAAAGCAGACTCAGACAAATTATGATGCGGTCCCATCTGGCTTCCATTTGGTTATCCTTTCGGGTTGACACCCATAAGCCTTGTAATCGGAATACAAAATTCTCCCTTTTCATGGAGTAATTTTTCAAAATCATCAAATGATAGATAGCACATACCATTCATTCCCCAAGATTTTCCCCAGGAGTTAAACAGCTTCACATACCGACCCTTGACGTTTACGCCAGAAACCATAATCGCATGGCCTCCCTCGACTGTTCCAGTAGCATGAATGAATCCTTTGCTGCTGTCCGGTTTCATCATGTCGGAAGTCCAGTTTATCCCAGCTACTCCAGGGCCATGATAACCCAATGCCAATACAGCATCATCAAGACTGAACCCCCACCGATATTCCCCATACCACTTCCGCTCCACACCCGCCTTAATCCCCCCAAGCACCGAACTCCCATCGTAAAATTCCCCAGGGAACTCGTCAAGCTGTTGCGCCCGTTTGTAGACCTGTATCGCTACAGCGTTGGTCAAGTTGGGGACCGGGCATGGCTTGGCCGCAGCTTCATGGGTAATACTAAACCCAACACAAGCCGGTAAACTACCTTGATCCAAGTTGATGTTGCAAGCCCAAGTATAAGATCGTGGCTTGGCCCCTACCGGGAGCATAGTAAGGATCGGGAACTTCCTCGATCTCCGATCGAAGTGCGGAATTCGTCCGAATTTTCTCTTAACCATAAATTCTCCTTTCTCAGTTTATTCGTCCACCGGAGATAGTGCCACCGGTGATCATGTTGGTATTTTGACTGTATTCATTGGCTCCAATGTCAAAGGTATCTCTGGTTACTCCATTAAACGATATTGATCCTATAAAAGACGACAAATTAGTCCCAGCATCTCTCGCAGAATAGCTAGATGTTAAAGCGGCATCATTTACGTCATAAGTCCCAGCAGGGACTTGGACCCAAAAATCCTGAGTAGTGGCCTGCTTTTCACCGGTACTCAAAGAAACGCCCAAACTTCCCGAAGGAACATAATATAGATTATATGTATGGACAACATCACTATCAAAATTAGCACCTGTACCAGATGGAGCATAGGCAATATTGTTTTTGAAATGAACAACATCTCCTTCCCCTGGATTTACACTACCGGCATCGCTGAACATAGCCGTTCCACCTGATTTGGTATATAATGAATTATTGTAATAAAGATGATTCTGTACCCCATCACCAGCATACCCTAAATTGTATATCGGATTTTTAACATTATAAATTAAATTATTGTAGACTTTTACTGTTCCACCACCACTAACAGCAGCAAATAACCCTATACCAACTGAGGAATGTTCGGAACCAGTTGTAATAGAGTCTCTGACAACATTTGAATATATGTTAAGTCCAGTAACCGTTCCAGAATTATGCGTAATTCCTCCATCATGATTACTGGTAGAACGATGGTCAGTTTGGTTTGCAACCCCCATGAAATTAGCTAACTCATTATGGTGTATAGAACCAGAATTTATGTTTCTCAACTGTATTCCGTCAAAGAGAGTATAATCAACTATATTGTACCGGATGATTACATCTCCATAGGTGTCTACTACATCAATTCCACAAGCTGTCCCATAAGGTTGATCGGTTATTCCAGTATAATATCCCGCCTCTTTAACATAATTCCACTCAATAACCCCACCTAAAGATCCGTCAGAATATTTTATCCCGTGGTCTAAAACTCTCTCCACGGTATTATGATAAGCCCACCCATAATCAGCATCCTGCCAATGGATACCTCCGTCACCATTAGGATACCAATGTAACCCCGATCCCTTATCTTCATAGGTTAGATTGTTTGTATAACCATAAATATATAGGTCTATCAGATTAACATAAGCGGTTTGGTTTGCATATCCTCCACCAACAGGAAGATCATTTGAACAAGTCTGAAACTTCATACGTTGGAGGGTTAAATATGCGTTTGTCACTCCAGATGAATTAACAATAGAAACGCAACCTGTGAATGTAGGACGTTCTTGCTTATAGCCTATCATCATATATCTTGCGGTATTACTATTCCCATATTTACCGGCAAATTCCAATGTAGAACTAAGAGTATAAGTGCTACCATTATCCCTCACCAGAATAGTCTTGTTGCCAGCCGTTATCGCAGATAACGCATTGGTTGGTGTCGTGTAAACAGTATAAGATCCGCTACCGCAAGTTCGTGTTTCTGGATTATAATTGGTTGAACCGTTGGAGCAACCAGATGTATTCCCATCCACAAAATAGATATAGGATGGATTAATTGTGTAAGTTGTAGTTCCCTCATCGTTAGTTATTGAATAACTGCTGCTGTTTTCGTCCACAGGGAATGGCGTAGTTGTAAAAATCCCGGCTGGCTTTCCGTCCCTATCCACCCTGGTGGCCCAATAAAAAAAGTCGGCAGCGTAAGTTGGATAAGCAAAAAAGCAAAAAAGTATAAGAAAAAATAGTTTTTTCATTGTAAGCTATAAATTAAAATGTATGATTTTATAGTGCTGGAAACTGCGGTCACGCCACCTGTTGCGTTCCATCTACCCATGCCGCCAGAAAGAGTCCCGCCACTCGCTCGTTCCCCTAACTTAATCCAGTTAGAACTATTGATAGTATTAGCCTTTACAACCAATGAATAAGTTCCAGAAACTGTGCATCCACTAAAGTCAAAAACAATATTGTTGCCGGCTCCTGGCGCACCGGGAGAATTACTTGACGTGCAAACCGGAGATCCGTAAACAATATCATTTGTTGATGGAGTCATGACATAAGCGGTATAGGTGTATCCAGTCAATGTCCCGAATTCGGCGTGACTTCTAAATGTTAATCTACATAATTTGGTACTTGACGAAAAATTATAATCCTTTTGACCACCATAAGTTTGGTCTGTAGAATAACCTAAATTAGTGCTATCATCACTCGTAGTTTGAGAATCTAAAAGAGTGCAGGTTTGTGCTACCGCCGCCACACGCCCGCTCACGATCGCCGGGCTTAACCTCGCCAACTCCTGACCCCAACAAAGTGAAGGAAGCAGGAGGATTGCGATTAAAATAATGAGTTTCTTCATTTGGCTTTTTCCTTCTTCGCCTCCGCAGGTTTAGGTGCTTCGGCCTTGGGATTGGCTATTTCCTTCAGGGCGTTTTGAAGGTTCTGCTCCTCGACCTGAAGCTCCAAATAGCGTTTCTCGATCTGCACTTGTTTCAACCGTGCCTCGATCTGCTCCTTTGTTGGAGCCGGTTGTTGTTGAGCAAAGGCCGTAAGCCCAAGAGTCGGTAACAACATGATAACCAGGATAATGATAATGCGTTTCATAAAGTCTCCTTAACTGTTTGATCCAGTCCAAGTTCCCTTATTTTGATACAAAATCCAGTGCGTAGAATCTACTCCGACAAAACACGCTTTATCGCCAGCCGCACCACCAGAGGTAACTTTACCGGTTGTTCCAGCAGCCCCATAGGCCGTACCATCAATATCGATATACTGTCCATTAGCTGAAACTGTTACCGTGATGACTCCTGTTTTCCCGGTATAGTTTCCATAACATCGTTGTTTTCCAGCGGCTGCCGTTGGTAAGGTATAACCAACCGCCGTACCAGCCGTGGCGTAATTGTTGTAAGTGTAAATACTAAGTTTCTCGGGAGACTCAACGGCATTGGTGGTTGAAGTCGTCAAGACCACGTTGGTCAGACCGTCTATTACTCCGGTAGCAGTTAACGAGGTTACGGTAGGAGCCGATGACCAAGCCGGAGCCGTACTCGTTCCTGCCGAAACCAAGACTTGACCGGTAGCCACTGCTGCAAGGCGACTGGTTGAAACACCACTCGCACCGCCTACAATCAAATCTCCAGCCGTGGTCATGGGGTTGGTCATAAAGCTGCCAGAGGCGTTTTCGTCACTCAGCACCCCGGCCAGTTCAGCCGAGGTTGTAGCGGCAAATTGGCTTAATTTCCCACCGGTAATAGCCATCGTCCCGGTGGTCAGAGTAGCCGTTCCTGCCGTGGGAGATTGAATAACTCCGGTTCCATTGGTCAAAGTTACTTGGTTGGTTGCCGTGGTAACGGTTGCCGTCGAGAAAGTCGGATTAGCCGAAGAACCAGCGCTGACCAGGACAGCCCCGGAAGTGGCACTTGGAGCTATTCCTGCAACGTGCGTGCTATCGGCAAACACACCAAGCTGATATTGAGCCGGAGAACCGCTATTACTTAGATTACCTCCTCCAGTTGCAGCCGCCCAAACAGGAAGATGCGTTCCAGAGTCTATTGTCAGAACGTAATTGTCAGAGCCTTTGGCCAACCTCCCTGCGGCCCCACTTGCGCCACCAAGAATCAAATCCCCGGCGGTAGTCATGGGGTTGAGGACCAAGCCGCTTGATGCGTTTGCAGCTACTCCATTGACTGTTGGAGTGTTTGTTATCTCAAGGTCGGTAAACCATCCCTTTGTCAGTCTGGTCCCGGTAGCCCCGAGAGTAGATGTCCATTCAGGAGCAGTGGCCCCGGAGTTCATCTGAAGAGTTTGGTAAGCCGTCCCTTTGGCTAAACGGGAAAGGGTTGTTGCGGAAGCACCATAAAACAGATCACCAGCCGCTTGAGAAGCCAATCCAAGTCCTGTCGCCGTAATCGTTCCAGTTCCAGTAACTCCTAAAGATCCACTATTCCCAATCACCAAGGCATTGGTATTCGTCCCTGCCGTTACCGCTGAGAAGGCAGGTGCGCCCGTAGAGAAGGGGCCGACAGTTGACCCGGCCACCCGAGCATAAAGACCGGAAGCCAGAATCCAGATGTCGCCATTAACCGGGCTGGAAGGATCAGCAGAGCTTTGAGTCAGGTTCAACCCTGCTGCCGTTCCGTTGGTTGCTGTAATGAGCTTACCGGTCAACGTTCCACCGGCAAAGGCCAGATAAGTAGTGTCTAAATTTATGAAGGCCATAGGATGATAGTAAGGGTTAGTAGGAGTACCATCTCCACCAGTTGCCGTAGCGTCCCAAACCAGGGCGTTACGAGTCCCTGCACCCGTTGGACGGGCATTAGGGAACTGCCCTTCATAACTAGTATTGGCAGTCAAAGAAGCAGGACCACGAAAACCAGCGGTGTCGGTATCGGTAGAGTTAGCTTCGTAAGCCCGAAGAGCACCAGCGGTCCCCGAAACCTTTGAAGCAGTAAAACTCTTTCCAACAACATCACCATCAGCGTCAACCGTGAATCCACCAGCCCCAGCCGAGATTGCCGGTACAGTCAAGAGGCTCCCGGTCAAGGTGCTGGCAGTCGCCTGGATCGTATTGGCCGTCCCGTTGGAAGTGGTGATATAATCAGCAGAGGCTGCAAGAGACCCGCCTATAGTTGCTGTTGAGGTTCCAAACGGGCCGACAGTCGAACCGTTGATCCGAGCATAAAGCCCACCGGTAGTAGTCCATACATCACCATTGGTAGGAGATGAAGGTGCAGTCCCATGAGGTAGTCGAATACCAGCTTGCCCGGAAGCCGTTGCCGACGTAATCAGGGTTGAGCCAGCGGTCATCGTTCCACCAGCCAAGGGGAGTTTAGCCGCATCATTCCCATTCAATTTATTAATAGCTTGAAGAATGGTATCAGTATCGGCCACCGTACCCGCACCGCTGGAATATCCGGTCAAGACAGCGGCAGTCCCGGCAGCGTTCCCATAAGTAATAAAACCTCCAGTCCCATTCGTGGCATTGCCCATTGCGGTAATTACACCGGTTCCCTCGCCTGTAACCATACTGCCAAAGTTGGTGAGGGAAGGTGTGGTCAAGAAAGTTTGAACACCAGTTGCCGTAGAGTTAAGCAAAGTCCCAGAAGTGGGTAGGGTAACTCCGGTTGTCCCGGTGAGGGTCAAAGTCAACCCATAATCACCAGAGAAAGTGATAATATTATTTGCCGTATTCGCTACCCCGGTACCACCTTTGGTAGAAGGCAATGCTGTAGTCAAAGCAGATGCAAGATTCGCACCGGAAGGGGTTGCAATCCAGGTAGATACTCCAGTGCCGGGTACAGTGACCGAAAGGGTTCCATCACTTGATCCGGTAGTTACAAATCCGTTACTCGTAAGAGACCCAAGTTTTTTGTTGGTCAATGATTCAGACCCTGCAAGGGTAGCCATTGTTCCAGAAGTCGGGATAGTGATACTTGCCGCACCAGCAGAAGCAATGGTTAAATTAGAATCTGGAAGAGTGACGGTACGAGCCGCTGTAGGCCCAGCAATCGAAATCGGGACATTCGCAGGACCGACTACCAGAGTACCGGAAGCGGCAGGAAGTGATACCGCAGTATTAGTTCCTAAAGCCCCGGTCTGAGCAGTCAAGATGATATTCCCCGAAGTAGCATTAGACCATTGCAAAGTCGTGCCAGGAACGGCTGCTGTGAAAGCTGGGCCACTTGCAATATTTCCAACCGATGTGATAGTACCTAAACCGGTAGGAGTGTCTGTGTTACAATCCACCGTTTTTCCATCTGCGTTACTAACACATATCTTCCCGTTGGTCATCGTCCCGGCATAAGCAACTGTACCAGAAGCCGCTGGGAAGGTAACAACGCTTGAATCCGTACCAGCCAAGGTCAGAGTATTGTTTACCGTGAAGGTCTTCCCATTTGCCACCGCAAGAGTACTTGAAGTAGCCGGGGCAGTGATTGCCATTTTATTAATGCTGGTTGCCGTTGCCACTCCAATGTCAGGAGTGGTCAAGGTCAATCCTGCTATGGTCTGCGCTCCAGATCCCCTATTTATCGCAGTCGAGGTAGTGCCGATATACATGGTTTGATTGGCATTGGCTTTACCATTAAAAGTATCCCAATCAGTCCCGGTCAAAAATCCTTTGGTCCCGGTAGCCGCTGCTTGTCCGTTGGTATAGTCTATCGTAACCACACCAGAGGAAGCGTTAAAGTCATTAGCATTAAAGGTTGCAACACCCTTGATCGTACCATCAGCAGCAGCGTTAGGTAATTGAGAAGCAGTAAGACCGGTTAGGGAAGAACCATCACCCGCAGGAGTCAACCAAACCCCTTCAGTCCCGGCACATACCGCAGGGTCACCGCTGGCATTGGTGCAGACTGGCTTTGAAGCGGTAATGTTAAATCCCTTAATATGGCTGTCATCGGTCCACCCTACCCAATAATGGTTGGCAGGAGTACCGGACTTGATGACATCACCAGTACCGGCTGCGGCATTGGCGGCACAAGTGTCCCATAATCCGGTTGAAGTGTTATAAACAACAACCTGACCGTTAGAACATCCGGTAGGAAGGGAAGACCCGCTACCCCCACTTATCGGAGATCCTACCCATTGAGCATTGGCAGAAAAAGCCGTTGCCAGAATAAACAATATAACAATTAGTTTTTTCATCTTTTTCTACCTCGCTGGTCTGTTTTTTAATACCAATAGGTTATTTGTAAAATGGCGTTAGACCCATTCGTTTTGTTTAGAAACTTAAAACTATTTATTGCACTCAAAGAATCCAACCAAATAGAGTTTCCAGCCGGGATTACATGACCCCTTTCACTACCACCGGTTTGGACAGCGGCATCAACAAAAGATACCCGAAGGTCATAAGTCTCAACCGTGACCAAAGCTCGTTTCGGGGTTTGCCCTGACGTAACCGTAAGAACGTTCAACAAGGACCGGCTGGTATCACTTGAAGCCACCCGTTGCGTAGCACCAGGAGACCCAAGCGTTACATGGACATCCTGCTCCGCATAAGCAATCCCGACACCCAGAAACAGACCAACAACCAGTAGAACTAAGAACTTTCTCATTTTTAACCCTCCTATTTCTTTTTATCCGAGTTCCGGGTAACCGGGTTCTTCGGGTGTTTGCTGTTGTATATCTTAGCCGCTTTTTCTTGGGCCTTATCGTATGGCATATCTTTAGAAAACTTGTCTCTCATGGATTCATAGGCTTTAGGCATTTTGTTCTCCTTTATTGTTGTTCAAATATACTTCCTTCACGACTAAGAACTTGAGTAGGCAACTGTCGTTTAGGAACAAAGTTTTTAGTTCTTGCACTATTCAATGCAAAAGCAATTCTTGAATTAATTTCCGGTTGAGCAATAATATGATTAAGTATTCCAGCCTTCAATCCGGTACTTAAACTACCGGTAGGAGCACCTACCGCTACCGTAGCCAAAACATCTTGTAACTGTACTGCATTATGCTTCTGTATCCTCATGTAAGCTTTTTCAACAGCATCCTTTAAATTTATTAACCGTGCTTCCTTAGCATTTAAGGAATGAATGTCTGGATATTTCTCAAGAATAGCATTTGTAATATCTTCAGGAGATACTGTTTTCTTAATGCGGTCTTTAATATAATTAGCCGCATCAGTTAGCATCGGGATATTCCCTTTTTGATTTTTTAATGTATTAATTGCGGCAGATTCACCGGGGCTTAAAGTTTCTCTTGAAAAGTCTGCTTCTCTACGAATCAACGGAGAAGGAGTTTGTTCAACAGGTTGTTGCGGTTTTTGTAGATAAACCGTCTGGTCAGCCTTCTTCGCACCAGGGGCAAAAGAAGTATCTGGAATCGTCCCTTTGTAAAAATTAGCCGGTTCTCTTGGCACATTGCCATAAGCTAACGGTTCACCTTCTACTTTACCTATTACCTGTTCTCGCCCAGGATTACGGATAACCGGCATATCGCTATAAAGCATTTCAGATGAGATAGGAGGAACAGGTTGTGGTACTCCTTCTGCTATTGATTCTTCTATACCCTGTCTTAACCCACGGGCTTGTTGTTTGTCTGTTTCTATTTGGATACCCTTTAATTCTCCATAATTCTTCTTATGATGCAAATAAATCGCCTTCTTTGCTTCTTGAGCAATTTCTATGGGGATACCATCAGGATACGCATTACCGATCCTTTCTTTAATTCCGTTGATATGTTCCATAGCATTACTATATTCAGCAGGGTCGAGCATCTTTTTGTACAAATCAGCAGCACTATCCATAGCTCCAACAACCGTTCTTGTAGGAACCTTTAATCCTTTGTCAGCCGCATCTGCGATTACTGTGTCTATAGCTCCGTTAATATCATCCAGTTTGCCATAGATATTCTCAAGACCACGAGCATTGGGAACTATTCTTTCTTGTATCCCCTCTCTTGCATTTTGGTTGAATAATTCAGGATTCATCTTCTTGGTTCTTGGTTGCTTTAAAACACTATTATACAAACCCAATTCAAGAGATTCAGGGATAACTGCACTAGTAACACCCCTTACCGCTCTACCGGCTGCATTGATAGGATTAATATTGCGTCCTATATTAGCAACCACATCACCCGCTTGTGTTAATTTTGGTGATTGAATTAATTTTCCTGTAGCAGAAGCCGCACCACCACCTAAACCTAATAACCCAGAAAGATCCATTGCTACACCGGCAGGGTCTTGTCGAACTGTATTTTTAATATTCTCTAACCCACCATAACGCTTGGCATAAAAATCACCGATAGCATTTACCTCTTGTGGACGGCCAAGAGCAGTCATAAACAAGTTCTTTGCTGTATCTACCGGATGAGCAACCGCTTTAAGGGTATTAGCATAAATATCAAATAAACTTTTAGGAATATTTTTTAAAGTATCTAACGCATATTCCCCAACTCCACCTTGAGGTTGAGTCGGAGGAGTAGGGACAATACCCGCTTCTGCAAAAAGGTCTCTACCACCGCCAGCAGGAGCACCAGGGTCTATACCAGCCTCTTGAAACAAGTCTCTTGCCATTATTGTATCCCCAATTTTTGTTTAACTTGTTGAGGAGTCATCTTATATTTAATAGCCGTTGCATTAATATCAGCTTCAGTTGGTGGATTTTCAAGCTGTGGCTGTTGAACATCTGGATTCGCCACCTTAGTTTTATTAGGGTTTTGCCGTGCAAAAGCAGTACGCTCTAATGTTTTTCCATGTGATAATACAATATTTTCATAGGCTTTAGGGGCCAGCCTTGGGTCAAGAATGTCCATTGCCGCCTTATACGCCCACTCCCCACCTTGCTGGCCCATTACCCGTTGCAAGGCATCAGAAATCATAATTGTTTTCTTTTTAAGTAAGGCAGTATCGGGGTCAGATGATTCCGTACCAGCCCATTGTTGAATACCTTCTATGGTTCTAATATTGGTCGGCAATAATCCTTTGGCATGGACTTTATTCCTGAGTTCTATCAATTCAGGTGCTTCCCGGTTATAGGTATAAGAAGCGGCAGCGGCAGCAGTCGCTTGTGCACCTCCCGTAGACCTTTCCCTGGACCGTTGCCCTGCTAATTCTACGTCAGCAGATGCAGGGATATATCTTCCAGGGTCTTTATTAATGTCAATACCCTTAACTTGTCTTGGAGTACCACCTGGATATTTTTCACTAACATCTTGGGTATCTACTACTGAATAAAATCTTTCATTAGCATATGAAGCTCCTCTCGCTTGAGAACCGGCAACATTTATCTGTAACTTCTCCGCTGTTTTATTAGTGTAATCCCTAAAGGCATTTGCATATTCAGAAGTTCCTAATTTACCCTTAAATTGTGGATAAACAGCCTCGAATCCAGCCCGTTTGGTTTCTTCCGCATCGGAAGTAGTATCAACCCCAAGCAACTTCCTAACCGAGTGAGGAATTGAACTAAACGGGTCTGGCCCTGTTTCTCCTTGTGGTAAACCTTGGGGAAAATACTTTTCCATCAACTTTTCTTTAAAATCCTTTTCTTTAGGATTGGTATAAACAGGAACACCATTCTGAATCAAAGCCGCACCAGGAGCAACGGAATGAGCTTTAATCTTTTCCAAAAAAGCCGCCTTAGCTAATTCCCTTGCTGTTTGTTCAGGTTCATCTAACTTCTGAACTGCACTCGTGATAAAAGGTGAAATACTGCTAACCGGCATTTTAGATTGACCTGAACTTATCGCTTGTAACGCATTAGATAAAGAATCAAGTCTCCTGTTGCCTTTCAATACGTTTTGTGAAGAATTGACACCCGCATCAACTACCTCTTGTGGAGAGGTTGAAAAATCACTTTGAGTGTCAACTGTAGGGTCAACCGGTTGTGTTTTAAGAATCTTGGACATCGCTCCACCGACACCGGGAGTATATTCGGGTTCTCTCAGACCGGTAACGTAATCCTGCAGAAACTTTGCTGTCCCTTGGTTGGATTCTTGTTCCCTCTGAATCTGACGTTCTTCAGCAGCCCGTTGTTGAGCCAGAGTCATTACCGTCTTGAATATGTCCCAATCACCCATTATAGCCATGATAGTCTCCTGCTTACCAAGCGTTTCTTGCGGCCAACCGTTCAGCGGCGGTTGGAAGACTCATCTTATATTTATCATTCAAGTTTTTAACAATCTGCTCATTCTCCCAAATCCTACGCCCTGCATCTTCACCAAACATATCAGGGTTATTGGAATGAGTATAAAGATTCTTAGATTGTTCATCCAAAGCATTCCATTGTTCATCAAAAGGATTAAACCCTTGCTGTGCCTTTATCGCCTGACCTGTAGGATCACTACTCAGATAATTCGGATTCCACCCACTTCCCTTATCGAAATTAGACCAATCTGGCAAGGAAGGTAATCCCATAGCTTGTGCCAATTTACCTTTTAATGGACCGAACATATCATTTATCTGATTACCGCTATATCCACTATTCCCAACCCCACCAGTTTGATAATATTGACTCGATTCCTGCAACATCCGGTCATAGAGGTCTTTGGGAGTCCACCCACCAGGATCAAGCATCTGATTAGGGTTTTCCGAATCAAGACCGGATATTTCCCTGGATAGTTCTTTCGGCTTTATCCCGTATTGACTCTCTGAATTAGACCAATCTATATTTTTACCAGTTAAAATATCTGTAAGCATCTTCCCTGTTCTTCGGGTATCAAATGCCTTTTCCACCGGCTCATTACGTCCAGAACCAGCCTGATACCGCAAATAAGCCATAACTAACGGAGCGGCAACCGTAGCCCAAGACCCCGCCCCCATTGAAGTAGCCCCCTCTGTAGCTGCACCTTCTGCTCCTGCGCCAGCCCCTTCAATAGCCCCAGATCCTTCTACAGCACCACCACCGGCCCCGGTAGCGGTATCTGAATACAATGGCTTGATATACTCATTCCATAACGGTTGCCCGTATTCTCTCCATCCTGCTTTGATACCTTGCCGACCTAATATATTAGCAAGTGTACTATAAATATTCCCTCCACTACTCCCTGAAGGAGCAGATGGTTGAGCTTGCTGGCTGTTTGTTTGTACCGTATATGGGCCAAACTTTAATAAAGCCATTTTATCACCCGTACATTGAGTTCCAAAGGTCAGCGTCCAAAGCAGGGTCCACTACTGCATCTCCCGCTCCACCAGTTATGCCTTCCGTAGCTGTAGGTGTGAAATCCCCATAATCCATACCACCAGACCCGGAAAAACCAGCAAGCAACTGATCCAATGGACCGGCACCACTCATTTGAGGAGTCTGATAAGGAGATATATCCCCACCCATATCAGGAGTAGGGGTAGCACCAGCAGGTACCGGAGTAGGTGTAGCTTGAGAATTTTGAGAAAACAGCTTTTCCATAAACTTATCCCAAAACCCATTACCGGCCTGTCCCCCCTTCTGAGGGTTCATTTGACCCATGAGATTAGAAGCAAGATAATATTGCACCAGCTTATCCATTAAGCTACCCGCTTGGTTTTGCTGGCTTCCCTGCCCTTGTGTAGCCGCTAATTGGGTATGCCACCGGTTGAAGGGCATTTCACGGCCACCCATCTTAACCGTAGTCGGAGTCCCGGCTCTCCGATAAATATCGTTATATTGGTCATAAACCTCTTGCTGATCCGGGGTTCTTCCACCTGTGAAATACGATGATAAATAACTTCCAACGCTCATTTCGCCACCTCCTTATAAGTATGGGAGCAATGAAGACCAATCCCAAGAACTACCCTGTGAATTACTTGAACTTTGATTATGGGAACTGCCTTCTGCATATTTGGATATATCCATAACCTTCTGAAGCAAGTTTTGCTGATTACTGGAAAGCAACCCTTGATAAATAGTCGCTAAGTTACTCATTTTATCAGGTATCGCAGCTTGTTGTTGAGCCGCATAGACATTAGCCCCGGCTATGTTCTGAGCGGCCAATTCATTATTACGTTTTTGGATATCAGATAACGCATCACCAGTAACCGAACTGTTTAAAATGCCACGGCTTGACATATTATTCATCACCGGTTGGTATGTCTGCTGAACATTCTCCATTGACTTCATGTATTGGTCTATCAATGCTTCCCGTTGCTTCTCTATGTTGGCATAAGCGTTTTGACCATTGTTACCATAAAAATTCTGGTAAATATTATCTAAATAACCCATTCCTTTATATGCAGGATTATTTTTATCTAAAAAACCTGGGAATTGACCACTAAGCCAAGATGTAGCTCCAGATCGTAAACTAGGATCATACCCCGCATAATTATAGGAACTCCCGCTACTGGATGACTCACTGCTTTGTTCAGAACCGGAAGGAGCACCTTGAGGAAATTCGATAGTTCCCGCTGCATTTCCAACTTGTTCATAACCATTATACCAACCCATATCACACCTCCTAAGTGACCCTTGAAAGGATAGCACACTCCAACAAAATACGATCCAACCAATGTGAACCCCCTATAGAACTTAACCCGCTTATCATAAACTTAACTTGTTCAAACTCAAAGCTAAGATGATTTATGTTTTGGAATATGGTATAGAACTGATTCATCGTTAAGGTTTCAATAGCTGTACCGGAAAAGTTATTATAAATAGTCAAAGTATACGTTCCCGCTTGCTTACCACTAAGAACACAATCAACATAACTTGCTTTCTTAGCCATATGCGTAAAAAGATCGTGCCAACCAGTAGTTAAAGACAACGTGAAATCACGTGAATTATCTTGTGTCGCTGTCTCATTCAAATAATATAAATTTCCATCATACATACCTAAAGCAATGGTCCCATTCATATTAGCCATAGCTGTTATTTTGTTATTATTGGCTGTTGAAGAAACATTAAAATCATATGTAGTCCATGCCCCAATTTCTAAATCAAAAACAAATACAGAAGAACTCGGTCCAGCAATATATCCTGCTGAAAACCAATATTGACTATCTTCTAAATTATTGGTTGAAAAATTACCAGTATAAAGAGTGATATAATTATTTACCTTTTTGCTAATCATTCCCTGCTCAACATCTCCATACTTCTGCATAGTACGAAGTGAGTAAATTCCCCGTGAATCCTTAAATATTAAATCTCCACCAACAGATTGTATAGAATCTTGAGATTCAGCGGTAACACCATCAAATATCTTCTTAGCAGTATATTCAGCAGGAGTGTCACCGGTTAAGAGATAGATTGCTTTGGGGTTATCTGCAAAAATATAAATATCACCATAAAATGAAAACGCTCCATTTATTTTATAATGCCCATCGAAGATTAAATATCCACCTCCATTGGCTGTTGACCAATCGTTAGGATCGTTAACATTACAATACCATAACCAATTAGGATGTATATTATCATTGCAATAAATTCTATTTTGTTTTTGAATAACAAAAGAAGCATAAGGAGCAGTAACAATTAATTCTATTTTAATAACAACATCATTCGTTAATAAGCTGGTCCAAAGACCATCATAATATTTCAAATATCCATTAAGATTTGCGTTTGCCCCACTTAAATAACCTACACCTATTGTTCCATCACCACCACCACCCCAAAGAATAGCTAAATGATATGATGTTGAAGGACTTAACGCTGTTGTAAATGTAAAAGTATACGTTCTTAACATATCAGCATAAACGGATGCAGGATCTAAAGTAGTTGAACTTGTCTCAATTACCGTTGAACCATTGCTCGCATAAAGGACAGCAGTAATATTTCCTGTACAAGTTCCGGTTACGGCTCTTATTAATTTAACAGAAATAGAAGATAAAGTAGCTGTACCAGAAAATGCAGGAGTAGTAAAAAACTGCGCTACTCTACCTACCCCCCCATTAGTCATAGCAACAATATCTCCAGCTGGGTTTAAATTGTCTAAACCATCAATAAGAATATTACTAGTAGCAATCCCTATATCGGTAAGATTACCAAAACTTTGTCCATCCCAATATTTTAATATTCCACCATCTGCCACAATCAGCTTATTATTAAATCGACACATCCTACCACGAGTAGAAGATAAATCCCCTATCTTGGTAAAAGCACCAGCATTTAGATAGTTCAAGTCAGAATCAGCTACTGCCAACCAATATGCTGTTCCCGATGAAGATACAAAATGAAAAAGATCGTTAATAGAGCCGTTAGCTGGAGCATTAAGAGAAGACTTTAATAATCCACTACGGCTTTTTAATTTAACACCCCGATTTGTCTTTTTAAACTTCCAATTAATAATAGATGAAAGTTCTGTTTCATCCAAAGCCATTAAATTAAGTTCATTAGTGTTCAATCCACCGGAAAAGTTATCCAAAACCAAAGTAACCGGCTTAGCATTGGTAGTGGGCTTACTGGAAGGGTTTATAGACATATCATCTCCTAATGCACTACACAAATAGTATCAGGGTCAGTATTGGTTCGATACAAATCACCAGCAACAAGACCACCTGCTATAGCCGCTGCATTATTGGCATAAGCTGGTAAAGAGGTAAGTTGCAACAAAGCAACAAGGTTCCTCAATACTTCGGGAGTCTTACCCTTCTCCACTAAATCTATATTTCCAATATAATTTCGATCAGCCATTACTACTCCCAGGAAAACCCATCATCAAACCCAATTTCAAATCCATCCCGACCAAATACCGTTTCCATAGCAATCCGATCAAGTTCAGCGTATTCCATACCGTCCCGTTGAGCGGCCCCTACGTTTTCAGACCGATCCCGGCATTTGCTGATAACAAACTTTTCTATAGCCTCATCAAACTGACCATCCCAAGGTACAGGGCCACCGGTTGAGCTGATAACTTGTTTAACATAATGATAATATTTAATGTCATACTTCTTATCACCTCGTGGATGGACATAAAGCCTGTTCCCCCTTATGTACCACTCTGTAGGAGCACCAGAATTAACAGAAGTCTCCGCTTCCCAACCGTCTATAGCATCTTCATCGGCCTTACCCATTGGACTTGTGCCATTGGTTAGGTTAAATACACGATGCTTACCATACTTATTAGCTGCCATTTTAATGAAGTTGTCCGGTAACGCCTTTGATACCGTACCAGTACCATAAGTCACAGAAGTAGCAGACTCGGCAATCTTAGCATCCATAGCAGCCAGTTTACGAGAAAGATACGATATCGCTTTATTACCATAAACCAGTAACTCAGCATCGACATAATCTTTCTGCGATGTATCGTGAAGCTCATAGAGCATATTCGTTTTAAGCGTCTTGTATTTCGTTGCCATATTCTGCTCCGTTAAAATGAAGTTTCTGCCCTTGAGGACCGTAAAGTAATGAAGTTATACCCTTATTGATCTTGGGCCTGGTACGCCTTTTATTGTGCCACCTGAAGTATTCCGCTTCGATGATATTGTAAATATGGGCAGGATTAAAGGCCGCACAACAGGCACACATTGCCGCCCCTTCCCCTAAATCCATCAATGGACAATCCCTGTAGTTATCAACGTAAATCAACCTATGACACGGAGAACAAGGTAAATCCGCTTGCATGGAAAAATCATTACGGTAATATCTCGTCAAATTAACCTTATTGCTATGAGTAAGCATTAACAACTTGGGAGTAGAATAACACCCAGCCGCATTACAAACACCTGTTTCAGGCCCAATCACAAAGTCAACGTGCTTGGTCATCAACAGGACTGTGCGAATATCCCACTCCGATGATTTACTCATCTGCCGTGGGTGAGACCATTCCAATAACCTGCAGAACTCGTCCCCAACCGTAATGGTCATAATATCGTCATACTTGTTAAGAAGGCTGATAGCCACTTCTTCAGCATAGGCATAAGCCTTGTGCATACCGGACCCGGACAAGGCCCAAAGGATTATAAACTTATCTTCTTTCTTCTTGCGGAAAAGGCGGCAATGAGCAGTTTCAAGCTCCGTTGGGTATAGTTCCGGTAGGGGTTTTGATTTAGACGGGTATCCTGCCACTTCCAGGGCAAAATCATAATAGTTAGTCGATCCTGCCAGTTTTCTTCGTTCTTCAACCGGTAGATCATATTCTTTCCTCCCCGGTATAAACAAGAACTTACCTTCTAAAGTCTCCGATAAATTTACCGTATAATCAAATCCTTTAGCTATATCTTTCCAATACGGTTCTAATTTATCTGGAGGAACTGAATTATCTTCATGTAAAATAATTTCATCTATATAAGGGCTATTATGAACAACAGGTAAAGCTCGGTTAATACAATTTAAGGTAACATGGTAACCATCACGCTTCAATGCTTTGAATACCGGAGAAGCGATAAGAATATCTCCAAAAGCTCCGTATCTAATTACCAGGGCCGTTTTCATTCATGTTTTCTCGCAGGGTTACCAAACCAACATTCTCCATCCGGTACACTCTTAGTAACAACTGACCCGGCACCAATCACCGCTTCTTCTCCTATAACGATTCCAGGGAGTATAACACTACCTCCCCCGATTCTTGCACCTCTTCGGACCAGTATTTTTTCCCAACCTCGGCCCCCGCTGGGGAAGTTCTTATCGTGGGTAAACGTAACACTTGGTCCCAGAAAGACATATCCTTCCAACTCCACTCCTTGACATAAAAAGCAACCATACCCGATACGAGAATAATCCCCGATAATGACTCCAGGTCCAATCTCTGAGAATGTTCCAATGTTGACATTTTCACCAATCACCGCCGTAGGGTGAATATTACATGGTTGATATATACGGAACATCTTGCTCCGCATTATCTTGTAATAGTCCCGTGACAATAGACGCAAGCCGGTTCGCATTTCCGGTTCCGTGATTTTTCTTGACAAATTCCCGGTATTCGTCAGGATCATAACTCCCCTCTGTTA